TGCCCTGCCCGCGATAAAGCAGTTGGCCCTTGAACCGGCGCGCGGCCATGATGTCGGCCTGCGAGACATTCGCGGCAAACGGCCCCATCGTTTCCAGCGCCAGCAGGGCGGCAAGCCCATGCTCGCCCCGGTGCGCCAGCGGGCACGTATTCCCCAGCGACAGGCCCAGCAGTTCAACCCATCCGTCGCGGTCGTAAACCTTCGCGCTGCGGACTCCGTCCTGTAGCACCTCGATCATCGCAAGATCGTGCGGTGTGCGAATGCCGTCGTCTGCGTCCTCATCCTCAATCGTGGTCGGGAGAGTGACCGTCACGCCCGCAGATGCCGTGATGCGCTCATTCTCGCCCGCCGTGTAATCGGCGGTGGCGCGCTTGTCGGTCATCTCGCCAAACGCCTCGGCATTGACGAACTCGCTGAACAGCGATTGCAGCCCTTCCATGCCGTAATCGGCCTCGGATGCCGTGGGCATGGCGCTCAGGCGGATCACGCCCGAAAGCCGCAACGCGCGGGTCACGATGTCGCGGCAAGTCGCCATGGCTCAGCCCTTCGCCTTGGGCCGACCGCGCGGCGCTTTGACTTCTTCGAACTCGGGATGCCCCCCAAGCAATGCGAACACCTCCGCGCTCACTTCGCGGGTGTCATGCCCTTCGAAGGTGCAGCCGAGGTAAGTGATTTCGTTGCGCCCGTTGGTGTATTCACCGACGAACTTGAGCCGCTTGCCCATGCGCGCCCCCTTTCAAGAAAACAGGGGCGGACCCGAAAGCCCGCCCCCGCCAGATTAGACCGCAGTGGCCGCGATGCGCCCGGTGAAGACGCCGTGATCCTGGTCGTTGTAGACCAGCTTCTCGACGCCCAGCATCTCGTGGATGCCGACGCCCTTCACAAAGCCGTAGTCACGGGTATCCGTGGTCGACTTGGTGCGCTGAGCCCACGCAACGCCGATGGCCTGCGCGCCGCACAGGAAATACGGCTCGATGCGGGCCGACGAAGCGCCGACCGTGCCGAGAGCGTCGATTTCCTGGATCTTGCGGATGACAACGCCATCCCACATCAGGTCGCCATCGTTCCACAGCGGGTTGCCGTCGCCGCGTTCCTGCGCGTTCTGGAGCGAGGTGCCCAGGTCCGCCTTCAGGTCGCGGAACGCGCCGGAGCCGACGAACATCACGTAGGTTTCGCTGTCCTCGCCAACCGTCACCGGACGGATGATCGGGGTCGCCATTTCGGCCTTGGCCTTCGCCTTCGACACGGTTTCCTTGTCGAGCGTCATCGACGCGGTGACGAGGGCAGTGTCCGCCGAGTGGTCGGTGAAGCCACCAACTGAGCCGTCGCCGAACATCACGCGGTCGCTGTTGGCAGCGAGCCACGCATCCTTGGCGGCCTCGGAAGCCGAGCCATAGGCCGTGCCGCTGATCGAGCCGAGCGCGGTGATGACATCCGTGCGCAGCTTCTTCATCGCCCACAGCTTGAGCTGTTCCTTGGCAGCGTCACGCAGCGGAATGCCGGTGAACTGCTGGTCATTGTCGGTCACGGCGACCGCATGGCGGCGGGTAGCCACCTCGATCTTGTGCCCGTAGTTGCCCAGCGCTTCTTCGTTGCCTTCCAGCAGGCCGTTGCCGGTCACGCCAGCGCCCGCCAGTTCGGTGATGAGCGGAATGGTGATCCCGTCGCCAGCCTTCTTGGTTAGGTTTTCCTTGACGTTGATGATGCTGTTTTCGGTCGAGCCCATGTAGCGGGCAAAGCGGTTCGCGCGAACGTAGCTCTTGAAGAACTCGGAATCCCAAAGCTCTTCGACGTTCGCCGCACTTACGGTCGTGAATGCCATGATAAAGGGTCCATCTATTGTCCCCGCCAGCGGCTAACGCTGCCCGTGCGAGGGGGCCGCAACGTCTCTCGACGTGGCAAGCTGTTGTGTTTTACCGCCTCAGAATGTCGTCCAGTGAAGGCGGCGTGAAGGGTTGGTTGGTTGTGTTCCGAGCGGACTGTGCGCCCGCCAGCGATTGCGGAAGTTCGGGCTGTGCAGGCTTTTGCGCCTCCATCTCAACCTTGATCTGTTCTCGCAGCTTTGCTTCCAGATCCCCCAGGTCGACCGCGTTGAGTTCCTGCATCCGCGCATGGTTCTTCGCGATGCTGTAAGCCTTGCCCCAAGGGTGAGGGTCGGCCATCGCCTGCTGCACAATCGACGGGTTCTCGACCGCCAACTGGTTGAACAGATCGAACATCGACTGGAAATCCTCATGCTGCGAGCGTGCAGCCATCTCGGATGCGTTGATCCGCGAAAGCTGGTCGGCCTGCTGCATGATTTGCGTCTGCAAGTGCCTCTGCCACCCTTCTTCGTCCTCCCACATGGAAGGCGGCGGGGGCGGCGGGTCTTTGGGGGCCTGTAGCTGTTGGAGTTGCTTTTCGAGGGCTTCCAGACGCTGTTCGGCTTCCTGCCGCTTGCGCCGTTCATCCTTGAGACCCGCGAACTCTTCCTGCGGCAGCTTGTCCTTGGTCGGCGGCACCTCCGGTTCCTCGGCCTGTTCGGCTTCCGGCTCCGGCTCTACGCCCGTTTTCGGTGCGAAGCGTCCGTTCTCGTCACGCGGCCTGTCATCCTTCGGCTGTTCGGCCTCGGGTTCCGGCGTTGCTTCGATCTGCGGTTCGGCTTCGGTTTCGCTTCCGTCGAGAAAGTCGTTAAGTCCTTCGGTCATGTCGTTAGCCCAAACGCCCGTCTGAGACCCGGCGGCGGTCATCACGCCCGTAAACCCGGCGGCGGTATCTACGTCCTCGCGACGTTGATCTCGTTATGCGGCGACACTCGCGCCAGCACTGAATGCATCCAGTTGAACCTTGGCCAGCGTGGCCATCGCATCGGCGCGGTTCTCTTCGGTCTCGCTCTGCGTCTTTTCGACCTCGGCCTGTTGCCCTGCCAGCGCGATCATCTTCATCTGCTCCTGCGCCGGATCGGGAGGCTGGTTCTTGATCTGCTCGATGATCTCGCGCAGGCGGTCCTTGTTCTTCAGGTCGGGCATCGCCTCGACCATCAGTTCGAACAGCACCGGCATGAACTGCGGCGGCGTGACAGGCGCAAGCTGCGATAGCGCGGCAAGGTTCTCCGCCTGCATGTGCGCGACGCTCGGCACTTCATCCAGGTCAATGTCCACGTCCAGCTCGGCAATCATGTTTGCAGGCTGCATCATCGCAGGATCGCTCTGAAGCTGCATCGCATACTGCTGGGCGGTCTGCTGGTCGATCTGCCCGTTCTCAAGCGCGGTCTTGAGCTTGTAGGCGGCGATAGCACCCTTCGTGGTGTTCAGGCCGACAAAGCGAACCGTCGCTTCGTCATCGGTAATCCTGATCCAGCGCTCGGCATCCCAGAACTGCTTGATGCGGTTCCACAGCGCCCGGTAAACGCGCACGTTGAAGTGGCGCAGGTTGTCCAGCAGCGGGGCCATCTCGACCATGCCGCCCTGTTGCAGCGCCATGATCGCACGGCCCGACGAATCCTGCGAGCCCTTGCCCTGCATCGTGGCATTGGGGCCAACCTTCTGGATCGCGTCCTTGGCCTCTGCCAGCAGGTTGAAGTGGCCCGCCGCCATATCGCCGGTCGGGATGATTTCGACCTCGCCCTGTTCGGCAACCACCACGCCATCGGGTCGGTTCATCTCCGCCCGTGCCGCATCCGCGCTCAAGCCAGTTGCCGGGCTGATACGAATGGGGCGGCTGTTCGACAGGTGGAGGAACTTGGACCGGCGCTTGTTCACCTCGTCCTGAAGCGTCTTGTAGTGGCGCACGATGCCGAAGCGGTCGTTATCGCGGTCCACGTAGGCGCTTTGCAGGATCAGCGCGCAATCGGGCTTGCCGTCCTCGTCCAGATAGGGCGAAGGGGCCATCGGCTCCAGTTCACCCATCTGCGTAAACACCGCGCGATGCCACACGCCATCGTGCATGCAGTAGATCGTGACGATACGCACCCGGCGGCGCTTGGGGTCGGCCCAGCTAATCCGGCGCGGCTTGTCGTCATAGGTGTCGCCGATCGATCCGGCAGCGGTGAACGTCGCGTCGATCTTGTCGGCAGCGTCGGGATAGCGGTCCTTCGCCTTGCCAAGGTCCATCCAAGTGACGAACCCGAGATATTCCGCGTCGCTGAAGTCGGGCTTGCACGAATGCGGGTCGAAGAACAGCCGATTCCACTCGATCAGCGTGATGCCGGGATCGATCCCGCCACGAACCATGCGGTGCCCGACCTCGACGCCGCCGAAGCCCTCCACCAGCATATTGCTGAACACGCCCGAGCGCTTGATCGGGAAATCCTGGTCATCGCACACGTAGCGCAGCGCGTCGGTGATGCTGCTCGCGTCCTGCTCGTGCTTAGCGGTGCGCGGCAATGCCTTGGGATCGGTGCGCGTCTGCCGCTCCAGCCCGCACAGGTAGTCGATCTTGGGCTGGATCAGGTTCTCGATGACGATGGGCTGCTTGCGCCTGTTCAGCGCCTTGATCTGCTCGGCAGTGAGCTGTTCGCCGTTGTAGTAGTCGCGCGCCTGCTCTGCCTCGCGGCGGCTCTCTTCGCTGGCCTCTTCCGATGCCTCGAATTTCGCCACGAGGGCGGTCACGTTGTCCATCGCGTCCCTCATGCTGTCATCCAGTCGTCAGAAGCGGGCTCGGCAAGCGCGTAGTCGCCCCGCCTCCGCTCGTCCGGTTTTGGCGCGGCCAAAATAGCCGGGTGCGCCTGATCTATTGCCCGACCGATAAGCGATGCCGCGTCAACTTCGTCGTCATGCTTGCCCGCCGGAAAGCGGATAAATTCGTCAATGATGTTGTCGCCCAGCAGTCCGCTGGGGAACCAAAGTTCGCCCATGCTCGCCTTCGCCTGAATGGCACGGGCCTTCGTGGGCTTATCCTGCCCGTGGGGACTCAGTGGCTCGATGCGGCAATGGCATTTCAAGCGCCGCATCGCTGCTCTCACGAATGCCGCGCTCGACTTCCAATTGTTGTCGTCCTCAGGGAACCAAGCCAGTGGCTTCCACCGCTTGATCAAAGGCAGGCCGCCAAAATCAGCAAGCTGCAAGTCCCCGTTATCGAGCGTCTTGATGCCAAGTGCCTCGTCCATGGTCCCTTGCGAGCGATAACCGTCCACCATGTAAACATGCTGGTGTTCATCAACGCCCCAAACGCGAAAGACATTCCAGTCCGACCCGTTGCCATCCCCCGGAGCGTGATCGCTGGTCATGTAATACCGGAGGTTGGCGGGCCGCTGCTCGTAGCGCCTGAACCATTCCTTCTTGAAGAACGTCCCCTCATCCGGGGCTGGACGCTGCTGATACAGACTGGCCCATGTGCGCTGGTTCGTCTGAAAAGGTTTCCAGTGTTCGTGCGAGAACCATTCAGGCCACAGCGTCTCGCCAATCTTGCGGCCCAGCGGGTCGGTTTCGCTTTCGCAAATCGCGGGGCAGCACAGAACATGCCACTCGCGGCCATCGCGCCCTTGGAACACCCCGCTCTCGCCAGCCCAGCCTTCCGGCAGGATACGCCCCGCCGGGTCGTCTTCATGCCAGCGCGTCAGGATCATCACCTGCGGAGCCCCGGGGACAAGCCGCGAGCAAAAGTCATCGACGTAGGCTTCCCACGTCTTGTTGCGGATGGTCTCGCTCTCGGCAGCTTCACGGCCCTTGATTGGATCATCCAGCACGCCGAGCCATGCGCGGTTGCCGGTCAGGCCCGAAAGAAGACCGCCAGCCATAAACTCGCTACCGTTGTCGAGCGTCCATTCGTCGGCTGCGCTCTGGTCGGCACGAAGCGCGGCCCCGATGAGGTTCTCGTAGCCCTTAGACCGGATGAGCTGCCGCGCCCTGCGGCCCTGCTTCTTCGCGATGTCGCTGGCATAGCTTGCGAGAATAACATGATTTCGCGGGCGCAGGCCCATAAACCACGGGATGAACACAACGTCTGCGTAAGTCGATTTTGCCGAACCCGGCGGGAACAGCAGCATCAGGTTCGGAATGCGGCCCTCGGCAAGCGCCTGTAGCTTCTCGCACATGAGCCGGTGATGATCGGCAAGCCTCTTGAGCCTTAGGACGCTAAACCGATCCTCGTCGTCGGCCTCGCTTAGCGGGACAGTGGGAATGTCCACCATCAGGGCGAAGTCAGTCAGATGGCGGCGCGCAAGCTCCCGTCGCGCTGCTAGAACGTCACTCGGTTGGAACGCGGATGCTGGAGAGAGCGCGGAGCTGTTCGTCATTCAGGTTCGCCACGTCCAGTTTGGTTTCGGTGCGGGTCTCAATTGGCGCACCATCCTTGCCGGTCAGTTCGGTGCCCTTCACCTCGCGCCAGTCGTGCGGGAAGCGTGCAGCCATCGAGCGCGACCAGACTGAGGCATTGAACTCGCTAGAGCCCTTGTTGATCGCCTTGCGGCCCTGCTGCTCCCACCACGCCTGCGAAAGCAGCCTTGCGCGCGTAAAGGCTTCCAGAAACTCAGGGTGCTTTTCCGGCCAATTCGTCTCCAAGGTGTTGCGTGACACGCCAATCTCGGCTGCCATCTCGACCACGGAGCAACCTTCCTTGCCCAGCTCGATCACTTTCTCGCAATAGGCGGGATCGTAGTCGCTTGGCCGGGCCATCGCACAGCCTCCTCAAATTCGCCCGCGCCGCACAAGGGTCTGCTGCTCGCCCTGGGGAAACGGGCGCTGTTGGGTGTCAAACCTGTGGGGCGGGCAGGGACGAAGCCCTAACTGGTTGCTGGAGTGTGAGCCCAGCGGCAGGTGAGATCACCTCCCTCCGCTGTCTCCCGAAACGAGAAACGCCCGCTAGCCGTGTGGGCTGCGGGCGTCTTCCAGAGGCACAAAACCTCGATTGACACAACGGCTGCCACAAATTTAAACCCGCGTCAATACCCGCAACGCATGGCGATGATATTTGCCACCATGCCGACGATTGTTCGGGCACTGGCGATCTGCTGGGGCTTGTTGTTCGCGAAGCTGGACCCGGCGACCCCTGCCGGCTCGTTGTGGCGCAGCACGTTCTCGAAAACATCCCAGTACGGCCTCGGGACCAAAGTTTTGCGGAAAGCGATTTCGTCGGCTGCGTCCTGCTGCACGTGCCCGTCGCTATGCGGAGATGCTGCCACACGCTCCCCATAATTGGCCGTCACATTCGGGGAGCCCATGCGAGCCCAAAGCACAATGCAGTCGGCAATCGCGCGCTGAGCCGGAATATCGAACCCGGTCGCTCCTTCCCTGATCCATTTCTCGACGATGGTGCTGTCCCTTTTGCGATAGGCCATGGCCTTGGTGTTGGTTTCGGCGTGGGTGATGAAGTCGCGCTCGTAGCTTCCGTCTGCGAGCTGCTCCGGGGTTGGAATATCGGCATCGAGGTTGAATGCCCGTCTGGACTTGCGCTTGCCCATCACACCCTCCCCGGATTGGGTTGGGCGCTGTGCCCATCCGGTGCCCAACGCGATCGGTTGAAGGGTCGCTCCGAAACCCTCTTCCACGGACCGCAAGTTGCCCGCTCCGAGCGGGCGGAACTTGCTTCCGTAAGGAAGGAACTAACCTCCGCAGACTTCCGCAGACTTCCGCGCAATGATTTCAATGACTTAGTCATACTACCTCCGCAACCTCCGCAGACTTCCGCATTCAATGAAATCAATGACTTACGAGCGAACCTCCGCAACCTCCGCAGACTGAAACCGCCCATCACAGCACCGCATCCAGAACACGCAGGCCAGACATTTTGGAGCGATTGTCGACCATATCTTCGCTCAAATTTCCGTTCTCCAGCCAGCTGCAAATCAGCTCCTTCCACGCATCTGATTCACCCCCGATCTTGCGCCCGAATATGGCTGGGGCGTAGCGCCCGCTGTTGCGCGTCTGGGGCTTGTTGGAGAGGGGTTTGCCAGCGCGCCAGGCGTCGACCATCATGCCGAATGCGCGTGCAATCATATCGCGCGAGACGCCCTCTGTGGCATCCGGCTTCGACTGCATCCTGGTGGGGACCAGAGTGGTATCCCAATGCTCCGGGTCATCATCGCGCGGGGCAGGCCAGCCAAACTTCTGCATGTCGAAATAGACCGGCGCAGGCTGCTCGTCGTCCTTCTGTTTCTCGCAGGTGAGGGTGACCAGCAGCTCGCTCTTCTCGACCTTGTACGTGGCATCGCAAGCGCCAAGCAGCACGGTGCTGCCGCGCATCCCACGCTCCTTGTCCTTGCCGCTGTGGTGCACTCCGATGACTGCACCGCCGATGTGCGCGCGGATGTCATCGCAGGCCTTCACGAACGCGCTCATCGTCTCCTGCGTGTTCTCGTCGGAGCCTGCTATCGAGCGCGAGACGGTATCGATGACGACCATGCCTACGTCGAAGCCCAGCGCGTCGCGCGCCTTGTCGATCGTGCGGATCAGCTTTGCGCGCTCTTCGCTGTCGAGGATCTGCGCGGCGGTCGGCATGAGGGCGAAGGGGATGTCTTTCTGCTTGTCGACGCCGTGCTTGATGCGCCAGCCTCGGGTGCGCTTGCCAAGACCCCTGACGCCTTCCCCGGCGACGTACAGGACGCCGGTGCGCTCGGTCTTCTGTCCGTGCCACTCCCATCCCATTGCGATTCGCATCGCCAGATCGACGGTCATGAACGACTTGCCGCAGCCCGGGTCGCCGTAGAATACGGTAAGCCCGTCATCGACGATAAACCCGTCCACGAGGTATGACGGCGGCGGGAGCGTTTCGAGTTCGTCGAGCGTCAGAATGTCGAACGTGTTGCCATGCTCTACGTCCGCGATCTGCGGTTCCACCACCGGCTCGGCATCGCAACCCTCTGGCGGCTCTTCCCAGCCCGGGTCTTCGCTATCGATCGGCGGCGGCGTCAGGTTGTTCGCCGTGGTCGCGGTACGCCGCTCGGCATAGAGCGTGCGGAACGCGTCCTTGTGGTTGCCGCCGTGCTCGAAGTGGACGAACAGATCGTAGGCGTCGCCGAAGCAGCCGGCCTTGCACTTTTCGCCCAGGCCAACGCCTGCATCAGAACCGGACAGGCTGACCCACTTGTCGCCCATGATGCGCGTGGCGTAGCTTTCGCTGGTCTGGTTGGGCGAGCGCCAGTCTTCTGGATGGCGCGGGCTCTGCTCGTAGCCATAGAGTTCGAACAGCTGCGCGATCGAGTTCTCGCGGTTGAAATCCTCGATGATCGGCGCGCCTTCACCGCGCGGCTTGTTGGCGCGGCGCTGTTCGGCTTCCTTGCGGATCCGCTCGCGCTCGCGTTCGTCATCCTCGCGCTTGCGCAGCACTTCGGCGATGGCGGAACTGATCGGGCCGATGTCGATACGCAGGCCCGGCGCATTGCAACCGGTCGTCTTGCGCTCGAAATACAGCGGCTCACCATCCTCGCCGCGCAGGGGCTCGCCGGTCTTGGCGTGAAAGGCGGGGACATTGGGGAGGTAGACCGGCTGTCCTGCACGATCGAGCGCGCGGTCCATGTCGATCCCGGCGCGGTCCATGTAATTGAAGAACGCGGTCTGCGCATCGTGCCAGGTGTCGAAGTCCGCAGGCTTGTCCAGCGGGATGACGACGCGCCACCGCATGTCACCGGGCCGTGAATGGGCGCTGGCGTAGATCAGGTAGGCCGCTTCCCGGCACATGATCGAGACGCGGCTGTGCACGTCCTTAAGGCTGTGGTTGCCGGTATCGATGTCGCCGGTAAGAGCGACGAACTCGCCTGCCTCCCGCTGACGGGCGTGGTTGCGCGCGTCGAAGTCGTGGTAGGTCGATGGGATGAAGGCCGGGGATGATGCCTTGTCGGCCTTGCCCGGCTGCGCGGTGAACACCTGCGCGAGGCTCAGCGTGTCATAGGGCTGCCCGGCGCGCGGGTGCGGGTTGGGGGTCAGCTCGCCATGCTTGTCGGCGAATTCGTCGATATGCGTGTCGGACTGCCCCGCGAAGGTGATAACGCGGCGGCTGCACCATTCGGGGCCGAAGTCCTGCACAGGGGTTTCGCGCGCGCTCATGCTGCCTCCAGTGCCGCGACGAAGCGGGCGTAGGCGGTGTCGCGCAGAGCAACGAAGGCATCGTTTGCGAGCAGGCGCGGGTCACGGCGCTGGGCGTCGAGCAGCGCGCTGTGCGCGTTCCATGCATCGTCGAGCAGTTTCTCTTTCGAGACGGCGTAGGTGCTAGCCATCGATCGCGAACCCCTGTTGCTTGAGGAAGCGCATTGCGCCTTCGGTGGTGCGGACGAGCGCGACGGGCACACCTTGGTCATGGATGCGGTTCATCGCGTCGATCTGGTGCTGTTTCGGCTTCGCGCGGCCCGCTTTGAATTCGAGGTAGGCGGATCGGCCGGCGTGGATGACGGCGAGGTCGGGGAAGCCCCACAGCGCGCCTTCCTTCTTCGCCTGGTTAAGCGCCTTCTGCCCGCGCTTGGCGGCGTTCGGGATGGCTGCGACCACTACGCCGGGCAGGGCACGTTCGATCGCGCCGATGAAGCGCGCCTGCCGCGTCAGCTCGCTCGCCGGATCGCGGTCGGTCGGCTCCATCCAGAAGCGCGGCTCTTGGAACAGCGGGGTTTCGAGGGCTGCCCAATCGGTCACTGCGCCAGCTTCCTCATCTGCGCCTCTGCCTGCGCGCGGCGGATCTTGGCCTCTTCGACCTTCTTGAGAAATTCGGGCTCGGACAGGCCGTGCGAGCGAGCGGATGACCGCGCCTGCTCAGGCGTGAAATCGAGCGTGGTCCGCATCGACAGCATCGCCATCAGCGCGCCGTTCTTGTCGGCCTTGGTGCGGCGCTTGGAGCCGTAACGCCGGGTCATTGCGGCACCTCGCCGTCGCGGTAGCGCAGGTAGGTGTCGGCAACCCTCTCGTCTCGTGACGCATAGGTGACGAACATGCGGGAGAGGTGGATGAGGGTGCTATGATCGCGCCCGCCGATCAGCCGCCCAATTGCCGGGAAGCTAAGCCCACGCTCCCGCATGATGCGAGTGAATACACTGCGCGCACCCGGCAGTGGACGCGAACGGCTCCTGCCTCGAATGTCTTCGGGCGTCGCGTCGAACTCGGCAGCGATCGCTTCAAGCAGCTGGCTTGCGGTCAGCTTGCCGCGCCCGGGCTGTGCTGCCAGCGCCTTGTAATGGGCGCGGATTGCAGGCCCATGCTCTTTGGTAAAGCGCCCGCCGTAAGCGGTGGCCGACGCCTCAGTGATGACGCTGAGCATGCGGCGGCGTAGGACGACCAAGCGAAACTCACTCATCCAGCGGCGGCGACGGCAGACCTTGCACATGACGGCGTTGCCGATCCGGTGCGTATTGCCCTCGCGGAGGTGCTGGCACGGCCAGACGCGCTGCTGTGCCTGAAGCAGGGCGCGAGAACCCTTCTCCATGTCCCGGCGCAAAGCCGCATCGGCGGTTTCGACCGTCCGAGCGACCTCTTCGTCCGTGGCGCGCTCCCAATAGCGCCAGTCGTTCGGCGTTCCCATCACGCCCCTCCCGCGCTCGACAGGGGCACCAGGCGGGCAATCATCGAGTCCACGATCGGGCGAAGCTCATCACGCTCTTTCCCGTCGAACTCGTTATCGGCAGCCGCCTGAGTGATCGCGTTGACCCCTGCCATGATGTCCGCGACCAGTTGCATCGGCGCACTTTCGGCCTCCGCTTGCTCGCCGAGGAAGCGCGCGCCGCCGTAAAGGATCAGCGAGAGGATGGCGTTGACCGCATCCTCGCCTACGACCGACGCCAGCGAGAGGGCTGCCGACAGGGAAGGTTCGCGCAGTTCGCCCGGATCGTTCGCCATGTACGAGCGGATCTTGCGCTCTTTGATCTTCGACAGGCGCGACAGCTCGACCACGGTGAAGCGTTTTTCGACGTGCACGGCGGCATGGAGAATGTGGCGGACGAATTGCGTAACGCGATCGCGCGAGACGACGCCGCAATCTGACGCTGACGAGGGTGCGGACATTACCTAGTCCTTTCGGTCATGGAACTGAGAAAAACCCGCCGACGCAGCAGCGCCTTTCGACGTTTGGACAACTGCGTCGGCGGGAGGCGCCCCGGGCCGTTCTGGGGAAAGGGTCAGGCCCGGGGGTGGGGAGATCATTGTTCAGAACCGACCGATTTCAGATTCGAGCGCATGCACGGCGGCTTCGAGATCGGTCAGCTTGGACGTGAGGGACGACGCAGCGGGTTTGAGGTCGGCGCAGCTGGGTTCCGGTCGAGGACCGAAAAGGCCGTCTGCGGCCTCACCGACACGATGACGCGCGCCCTCCACCCGGTTCGTGAGGGTGTCGATCCGTTCGCGCAGTTCCGCAATCTCATTCGGCATGCCGATCTGCGCAACGGACGCGCTCGCGATCCTCTGTCCGGAGCAGTCATCGGGGTGAAGCATTGGTCATTCCTTTCCTTCGGTTGTGGAATTGGAGAGGTGAAAGCCATCGCGATCCTGAAACCCGAGGGGCGCGCGCAGGATGGCGAGCAGGGCGATGGCGGCGATGGCCAGCCAGAGAAGGGCGAGGGTGAGCATCGGTCAGGCCGCCAGCGTCTGCGCCCGGAAATCGAGCGCGTCGCGCCGCTGCCCCACTTTCTCGTCGCTACCGGCGGGCGGGAACAGGACGGTGTCGACGAGACCCGACTGGTTCGTCTTGACCGCCTTG